TCCACTTTTGCAATTTTAAGAGCATTTATTTTTGGTCTTATGGTATAATCAATATTATAATCAAAACCAATATCTAATTTCTTGACTTTCTGTATAGCCCCAATTTTAGATGATATAGGGATCAAAATGGCTCCTTGACCACTAGTAGAATTTATTGTCTTAACTTCCGGTATTTTCTTGGTCTTAACGACATCAACTAATCTAACCGAATCAATTGGACCAGTCGCAGTTTTAGATTTAGTTGAATATTTTAAATTAGATTGTGGAAAAACATATAAATTATTCTCGGGTAAAGAATTTAATTCATATGTGAAAGAATTTGTACTGATACCAGAAATTAAATGTTTTCCAGAATACTGACTACTTACTTTTGTTATTTCTGATCCCTGTATTTGAGAATCATCAATATAAATTTCTTTCTTTAAATTATTATTTAATCTATTATTTACTGGCGAAAATGCATAATAGAATTTTTCTGGGAGATTTTTAGTTTTTAATGTATATTTTGCCGTGGTTGTAATCCCAACTATACCACTTTGAACCAATTCAAATGTAGTAAATTCATTTAAACGAGAGTTGTCATAAAAAAGTTTTAATTCAAAGGCCGGATAAGTTGTTCCTTGTCTAGTAAAAGAGAGACTTTCATCAGAAACATCAAAAACAATATCTTGATCAGGTATTACTTCAATTCTTGGATTTATTGAATAAAAATAACCGGTTCCAGAAGATGTTAAATTTATTTCTTGTGGTATTAATAACGTAGAGCCATATGATGAAGAAGATAACTTAAGACTATCTTTTGTTATTGGTATGGCAAAATATATTTCATTATTTGATAGCCCACCGATTGGTAAGGTCGAAACATATATGATCTTTTCTGATTTTTTAAAATTATGATTTTCGCAGTAAATGATATTATTAATTAGATCTACATTAGAAACATTCTTTTTATTACCACAAATTCTTCTATTAAAATCATTATAATAGAAAGAAATACTAGTCTGGATACCCGAGATAATATCAACAAAGACCTCATCACCAATTCCTAATAAACTGCTTGTTGCAGTAGATACTATTGCATTAGAAGAGAATAATTCGCCAACTAGTCTATTGGAATAATTTACAGTAAAACTATGAGTCAGGCCGGTTCCCACGGACTCAAAATAGAAATTTGATGTTCCGGCTCCAACCGTAGAAAGACCAATTAAATTGTTATCGATCTTTGTAACAAATAATTCACTATTCTCTGGTAAACTAGTAGTACCAATACCAGTCAAAGATACTTCAATTGGTTGATTAGTTTTAGCATTATAAAATAAAACATCACCAGATGCTAAATTATGATTCTCAATAAAAATACTACCAACCGGGATTGTTACAACAGTTTTTCCTAGACCCGGATTTGAAATGTTTAAGGTATAATTACTTGTAGTCCCTAGACCTACAGATTCTGATGGTGTAAAATAAAATTCTTTATTGGATTTCAAGTTATATGAAGTATTAAGTCCAATATTAAAGGTAAATTTCCTTGAATTTTCTTCAAGGACACTATTCATTTTGTGAGTATTAATACCTACAGTTCCATTTTGATTCCGTTGTACCCTTATTCTAGAAGAAAAAGAATCAATATTTAATATTTTTACTTGTTCTTGATTGATAGTAAAGATATCATTTTCTTTTAATGGAAAGTCTAAATTCCCGCTTACATCAAAGAAGGTTACTATTCCAGTAATTGAGGTTGGTTCTACGCTAGATCTTAATTGTAATTTATGGACATAAGGTTTTGCAACTATTTTTTTGTTTAATTCAAATTTAGAGTTGAAGTTAAACTTTTTTGTTGAATTAATATTATGGGGAGTAGTTAGAATTCCAATATATGAATTATTGAAAGATACTACTTCTAAGTTGTTAAAATTAACATAAGAAGATGCGATAGAGGTAATTGATACTCCTGAAATTTCGGATATTTTTGCCCGGCTATTATCACTAAAGACAATAGAATCATCAACCTTATATCCGTTTCCGGGTTCTATTACCCGAACACCCTCAATAAAGTCGCTATCAACACTAATTATTTCTATATTTTCCTCTTTAATTTTATTAGGATTTACAATGAAATCATAAGAGCTATTTGGACTCAGTAGATTATATGGAGTTGTATTCCTTAATAGGTTTTTACCAGTATCATCAAAAGATTCTATCTTCTTGATTAGCCTATTTTTAAAAGTAGGTCCTATAATATAAGGGTATTCGGGAGAAAAATAATTGTCAAAATTGGGATCCGGGATCTCAGATACAGTGCAGAAATAAGCATAAACTCCTTCTGGATATTCTGGAGTTATACAGAATCTTCCATTGTGTTCATCTAAGTCACCAGAATCATCAAAAAAATAATCTTCTTCAAAAAATCCTTTTGGATAAATTGCTAGTGAAGGCCTATTTTCGCTTATTAATTTTGAATTAGGTTTTAATTTATAACCAGAAGAAAGTTTTTTAATTGGTCCAGAATTTGCATCAGCATAACCATAAGGCCCATAAATGGGATTCCCATCATAAGCCCAACCAATAATTGGCGAATGGATAGTATTATTAATTTCTCTGTTATTATTATCTAAATTTAAATCCAGAATACTAGTAGAACCAAATTCTCTTGATACTGATTTTCTAAGGGGCCTTGGTGAATATAAATGAGTATATTCTAAGGAATTAAGATTTTTTGTGATATAACCATCATCAAAAGAAATATTATCCGTTTCAAATAATTTTTTAACAAGATTTATTCTTCTTGAAGTAATAATTGGATCGAATTTTACACCAGATCCTTTTGGAACAATATTAATAAATGTGCTGTTATCAAAAAATTCTCCTCCATTAATAACAATAACTTCGGTTAATTTACCATCAGTTATAATAGGAGTTAGTACGGCTCCATTGTTTCTGGGAAAAATTTCAATATCCGGTATTTGATTGTAATTACTGCCTGGAGAATTTACAATTACTCGATCAATAGAACCATTGACAATTATGGGTGTAACCTGGGCGTTACCACCTTCTTGTATAGAAAGGGAAGGTTTTCTGTGATAATTTAGAATTTCTTGGGATCCATAATTAATACCTGAATTATTAACATATACAGAATTTATCTTACCAAAAAAAACTGGTTGAACTACTGCGGGTATTTGGGTTGGACCAATTACGCTGACCGTAATTGTAGGATAATTGATGTAATGTATTCCTGAAAATGTTGAGGTAAAATTAATATAATTTTTGTTTACGAAATTGAAATCTGTTTCATTTATAGTAGAAATTCCAGAAAGTCTGATATTGTCATTATCTACTACGGTTACATAATAATTTTGTGAAGAAGATAAACCAGAAATAACCGGACCTTCTGGTTGATATTCAATTATTTCACCAGAAGAATAGCCATGATTTTTTACATTAAGTGTGTCAGATGCAGTGTTTATTCCAGAAATAATAAGTTTTTTATTTTTATAACCGGACCCAGGAGAAACTATCTTTATGTTTGATATTTTTTTCTTTGCGTTTATTGTAACCAAGGAATGATTCCCTGAACCAGCCGCTGATAAATTTACGGTATTAATTCCAGAAAGTGAATCATTAAGGGTATTGTATAATTTTACTGCAGTTGAACTGGCAACACCAATGAAATACTCTGAATTTGTATTAAGTCCAACAACTGTTGGGAGATTTTGTGTTTTATAAATGACTTTTTCACCATTGGCAAATTTATGTTCCAGGTCAAAAGTAATAGTATTTTCAGATAAATTCACTGAAAAAAGTGCATCAAATTGCTCTGAATATGTAAAAGAAACTACTTCGGCAACAGCCTCGGCTCCACTGCCATCCCCTCCAGAAATAACTATTTGAGGAGTTCCGATAAATCCAAAACCTGGGTTTATAATATTGATTTTTTCAAGAGATCCTTCAAGAAAAGGAACAAGACTTGCTCCAGAACCAACCGAATCAGAAACAATAATTTCTGGTGGATTTAGTAAATTATAACCATTTCCGGTTGATAAAATATCTACTTTTTCTATTCCACCATAATATACTAAATCAGTGGACTTATGGTTGCAAAGTTCTACACCATTTATAAAAATACCAATTGTTCCTGGGGAAGTTTCCTCAGGAGATTCTAATAAAGAAGGTGGTTCTAATTTTGTGAGGATATTTTGTGGGTTAATTTCTAGCCTATTAAGATTATTATCATAAAAATTTTTTAATTCTATAATACTCTCTTTTCCAGTAGTTATAGAACCACTAAAAACAACAAACTTTGAATCACTTAGATCTAATTGACTTTTTGCAAGTCTTATAGTTTTTGAGTTTAGAACATAAACATAATACGTACCCTCTAGGGTAATAGAATTGGCTTCATTAACTGGTTTATAAACAACCAAATCGCCAGTATAAAATTTATGTGGTACTTTAAAGTTTATATCCGTCAGATCAGTATAATTACCTACTGGAACAAGACTGGAAAATTCTTTTATTTCCAGTGGATTAGAATACTTAGGAAGAGAAGGTGAAGAAACGTATAAATTATTATCGTAATCGGTATAAATGTTCTGAATATTTGAGTTAAAAGTATTGAGATAAAGGTATTTCTGATTAGAAATATTTACCTTTGAAACATTTTTTCTTATTTTATAGGCGAGGGTAAGGTCTAGTGGTTGAAAAGAATTTATCTTTATATTGTTTTTGTTATCAATGAAAAATACCTGACCCTGGATTTTTTCGTCATTAGATGCATATAAAGTGCATGTATCACCAATTACAAAACTATGTTTGTCTATTGTTTCTACTGAATAAGAAAAACTACCCGAATCGTTTTGAAGAATAGCTTTTACTTTATAAGTAACCGGGACATTAAAAAACCAATTATTAAATTTAAACCCTTCGGAATCTTCTCCTAGGGTTTTAATTTTTATTTCTTCTGATCCATTATAATTAAAATTAAGATCAACAAAATCAATGTCTCCTAAAACACCATTAACTCGCATGGTAATTTTAGATCCATCAGAAGCAAACCCATATATAAAATCATTTAATTTTATTTCAGTTGCCTCTGGAATATTAAAACTTATACCAGAACATTCTAAAAATTGGTTTAATACTTTACTATTATACTGAACCGCAATTGAATTACCATCTTCGAGGTCAATTTTTAGAGACCCTTTTTCTGGAAATCCTACTGTTGAATCTACATCAATATAGGTAGAATTTACTGTTATTGTAGAGGTTGAAAGGGTTTTAGGATGAATACTAAATTCACTCCTTGTAGTTCCAGAAGTATCAATATCCCTATTATAATCAAAATCAAGACTTATGGTGTAATATTCTTTATTATTTCTTATATTTTTACTTACTTCTATTACTGTCCCTTGAGCAGGTTCTATAAAATCAGAAGCGTCTTGATAAATTGTTGTATTTATTAATTGATAAGGATCTCCTTCAATAGCCTCAACAACAATATCTTTTGTAATCCGGTATTGGGCATCGGATGGCCTGATAAGAAAATCCCTGGGTTTTATTACTTCAACAGATTTCCCATAAAGAGCCCCAAATAAAATTCTAAATGACTCATCAGAACCTTTAGAGGTATAGAATGACCTTATATTTTTTACGAAATTAGAAGAATTAAGATCCTCAAATAGTTCTCGGTCCTCAAAACCAGGAGTAATTCTTTTTTTTATCTTATAGGCGAATTCTTTTAAGTATAAAATACTTAGATTAACTACTGTTGAATTAATACTATGTCTTTCAATTTCCGACTCAGAAAATTCTAGGTATTCTCGGTCTAATTTTGTTACTCCACTGAATCCTCTAATACAACCTAAAAACTGAGTCTCGGTTTTAGATGTATAAAGAATAATTTCAGAATCAATTTGGATTAGACCATAATTATCAGGAAATCCTTCGGTTGAATCTACGTTTATTTCAGTATCAATAAAACCAATTTCAGATGTTAATACTGCATTATTTCTTAGTTTAAAGACAAAATCAATATCAATGTCTTTATCAAGATTTTGGGTAAGTTTTTCTGATTGATCAGAGAGATAATATTGCTCTAAAAACTCAGAAAATAGTGGATATTCGTCTCTTACAAAAGAAGGAAGTTGATAATTTACAATCGAAGAAACCGGAATCCTCATTTTCTAATAATTGTGTTTTCTGTATAGCTTGAAGTTGAAATATAATTAGAGCCTGTTAAGTCTGAACCAGAAGAAATATTATCGACTACCATATTGACTGTGCTATTCTCTACATTTAATTGTAAATATAGGTCTTGAAGTCCAATCACATCATTAGATCTCGGTGTTGCCGATATTTCTATAATTTTATCAAAACCAAAGGTTTTAACAGTATCTCTAATATTTATGGGATATAAAATAACCTCTCCTTTTTGATAATCAATTTCCCCTACATTTCTTCTTACTACGTTGACAGTAGTTCCATCAGGAGTTGTGAAAAGATATAAACTTCCTTTAGAATCGGAAGTCGGAATATCTGCCAGGTAAACCAAAGAATTAATTCCTGAAATATAAAAACCACTTGATTTGATATTATTACCTAGATTACTTTTTATATGAAAGGCATTACCATAACAAATCTCATAAGTTGCAAAAGTATTAACAGAAACCTTTAGGTTTCTCCGCATTGAAATCTTCGTGATGTTTGAGGTAATTGCCTCAGAAGATTCGTCAATAAGATTCAAAAACTTACTATACTTAAATCTTGCCCCATAACGGTTAATATCATTTGATTTAGAATAGGTATTGATGATTTCTATAAGATTTGTCCTTAGGGTCTCTGGAGAAACCGTAAAATTCGGGTTATAATAAACTGTTGTGTCAAATTCTACGTATAAGTACTTAAGGTCAATGATTTCAGGAACAATTCCGGCGACTGCATACTTTCTTAAGGCATTTTTTATATTATCTTTTACGTTATTTGATAAAAATTCGCCGTTTACGGGTTTTATGCTGATAAAGACCTTACCAAATTGCGGTGGAGTAAGATTTTCTCCACCAAAGGCCGAAATTGACTCGACTTCGGGGTAAATCTGGGCTACGATTGTCTCATAATCGGTTGACGTGACCGCCCTATTTTGGGCCGAATATAGCCTTGGGGCATATCTTTTAATCGATTCAATGGCCTCAATGGGTTTTCCGCCAAATGCAGGGCTATTTACGGTGACTAATGACAGGTCGCTAGTTACTAAACCCCCATTATTGTCAAAAATTCGACCAGAAAACGAAAAATTATCGGCCCCGTTAGCTTCTTCACCGGAATTTGTGACGTAGGTAACCTCAATATAGTTACCATCTTCTAATTTTTTCCCAAAAACACCGTCTCCAAAGAAAATTTCGTAATATTCGTCCTCAATTTCTTGTAGAAAGAATACTTTTGAATCACTTTTTATCTCAAAAATGTCACGGCTCAGCACATATTTCTCTGAAAAGTTAGAATTTTGGCTACTTTTTACAACAACCGAGATTAAAGAGGTGTCAATTCCACTATTACTTAAAATAATCCGTTTATTTTGTGAATAAGTGAAATTTTCTACAATAAAATTGCCCTCATAAACGGTAATATTCTCAAAAAGACCGATTCCATCAACAACTGGAACAGTAATATCGTCTAAAATTGAAAAAACGTAGTTGCTTGAATTAAACCGACCAGAAGTTACGGCAACCGTCCCTTTTTTAAGGGTCAGTGTTAAAGGATTAGTTGATAAATTATTGGTATTTACAAAAAAAGTAATGTTTGCCCTAGCTGATGTTCTAGATCTTGGTAAATATCCAATCTCTTTTGCCCTAGAAACAACATTTTCTCTTAGGGTTGCACTATCAAGAAAGACCTCGTTTGCAATTGCACTTGCATTATAAGAATTTATGTAGGTGTTATAGGCAAGAGTATTAATCAGGATCGTAAAATTTGATCCTTCAAAATCATAATCAGTAAAATCTGAATTCGCCCTGAGATAATCCCTTATGGAGGTCTTGATCTGATCAAAATTTAGGTTAGTAAACTGTGTAAGAGACATTATCGGGTCGATACAAGGGCTACATTTAGTTGTTGGGGTGGTACGTCGATACCTATAATATCATAAACAAGGGTTACATTAAATTCGTTATTTTCAAAATTTGGAACTATATCAACGCTTATTACATTTATTCGGGGCTCATTTGTCAGAACCCCTCTTATTTCAGTCTCAAGGGCGGTTGCCGTAAAGGCGTCCATATTCTCAAAAAGTAGTCTATTTACAGAACTACCAATTGTAGAATATGGAACCTCTCCGGTTAAAGTGAAAATCAAATTACGAACGGATCTGGCAATAGCAGTCTCATTTTTTATGGAAATCGCATCGCTGTTTAGCGGATTGATTTTAAAAGTGCCACTTATATCTTTAAACTGTTTGCTGACCCTTATTGCCATATTTTTATTAACTGATTGGGGTTAGTGATTCTAGTCCGTAGTCCCAAGAATCAAATAGCTCATTTTCTACTGGTTCTTGTTCTTTTTTAAATTTTTCATCAGTAACTTCTCTTAGAAGTTTTTTCCTTTCGGGTTTATAGTCAGTTACCAATTGAGTGGTTCCCCACATTTCCCTCATGTAATTTACGTCTCGGTCAGTCATTTTATTCTCCTTATTTTGGTTTAGGAGAAACTTTTTAGGTGGTTTCTGAATCACCAGTGTTATTTAGGAAAAAATATAAATAGTTTTATGTGTAATAAAAAGACATGGACGAGTTATTTGAGGCTTATTTGGCGGTTTATGAGGCCAATAAGGCAGAAGTTCATTTAAATATGAGCGATAAGGATAAACAAAAAAGAAGGAATATTAGATGGGCCGATAATACTCATGGGATTGCTAAAGATAATACTATTATGATTAGGGACAAGGATACCGCAAATCTTGTTAATAAGATGAGAGTATCTAGGCATAAGAAAAATCCGTCTTTAGACAAAGAAAGGACTGCCGGGACAAAAACCAATACTTATTTGGATAGGCAAAGAGATAAAAAAGAACTTCAAAATAAATTAAAAAAGGCCTTTTCGATGTCAGAAAACATCGAATATGTTCTAGACATTCTTGTTTCTGAAGGTTATGCTTCCGATTATGATTCGGCTGCCTGTATTTTAGAGGTCATGAGTGACGAATGGATGGTCGGGATTTTAGAAAAATTCAATCCTGAAGACTATAAAAAATATCACAAAACAAATCATAGAGAGAATAATCTATTTTCTAGGTGGGATGCTGAATATAAAGATTATTTAGATTCTAAGGAAGATCATAGAGATAAACATAACCGGGCTCGCGGGGTTAAAAAGAAAAAGGATTGAAATGAAAACATATCAACAATTTTTAGAGGAATCTACCAAAAGAATTAAGGTCTTAAGAACCAAGCATTATACTACACCTCAAACCCAAAAAGAGATATTACAAAAAGGATTTAAAGACTCTCCTTCTTCTGGAACTTATCATCCCCAAGGAAAGTCTGTTGTTTATACAACTCCTTCTTCTAGAGTCGGTAATGATTATGGGACAAGGCCAGTAAGCCTAAGAATTGTTAATCCAAAAGTACATTCAACTAGCTCTCCTCAAAAATATAGAAAAGATCTTAAATCTTGGTTGAGAAATGCTTCTGATGAGGACGTGGTAACTGATAAAAATCGACCAGTTGATCCAAGAAAAATGCAAAATCCGCAATCGAAAAAGGAGAAAAAATTGTCAGGGTCCCGGATGCACATGAAAATCCAATGAGAAAAGTTCCAAAGGGTTCATATATTATGGTTGACAAAGATGTTGCAAATAAGTCAATTGATCGTAATCCACCACCAACAATGAAAGCAGCCGATAGACCAAAACGAACCAGAATCTCACCAAAAAGAAAATGAAGACTTATAACCAATTTATAACCGAATCGCAAGAAGTATTAGATAAAATTTCCAAGGCCTATGGTAAGAAACATAGGGGAGTAAATGTTGATGCTTCCTATGATCAAAAGTCTAATCGAATTAGAGTAAATAATATTTGGATCCCACCGCACTTAAGGAGCAAAGGAATTGGTGGAAGAATTATGAGGGGCCTGGGTAATTATGCGGATAAAAACAATATGACCTCTAGCCTTAATCAGGCCCCAGAAAAGGGAAAGAAGGCCAAATTAGCCAAATTTTATAAGTCACATGGTTATGAGCCAAATAAAGGAAAAAATAAGGACTTTACGACTAGAGATACTTTTATACGGTCACCCCAAAAGAAATAATTTGAACTAAGAGGAAATTCCGGATAGTTCACTAACCCCCAACAATCTCTTTATAATAATCGTTTGACCAATAAGAATAATAATCAGTCTTTTTTAATATCTCTCTAAACTTTTCTAATTTTTCTTTTGGCTGACCCAAAATTAAATTGTACTTTCCATTATTAGTCTGAACCCCGCCAATAAAGGTATCATAAGTTGCACAATCCTCAAAGAATAACCAGTCTTTATATTTGTTATTATAAAAGTTAACCCACCAATTGATTTTATCCAAATTATCTTCATCAACAACGTAGATCACAACGTCAATACCGTCTATTGGATAAATCTTGTCAATGTCTATTTCTAGAATCTCATAATTGGCCTTTTTGGCAAAGGGACATATAGAAAAGCCTCCGAGTTCAGGACGAACCACGGAGACTTGACTAATCCAGTTTTCAATATCAACCTTTACCTTGGCCGCGAGATTTTTTCTTGGCCCCGTTTCTTGCTGTTGCAGCGTATTTGGTGTTTCTTCCATTTCCTTGACGGCTCTTTTTCTGGACCGGATTGATTTCTTGTGTTTTTTTGGCTTTCATTTAAATTTCCTCAATTGTAATTTCATTTTCATCAATGTTTTCGTCTAGGGCCAGTTCAAGAAGAATTTTATTTACTTCTTCGTCTGGTATGTGATTATAAATTATTCGGTTTTTATATAGGATATTTATCATGTTCTAATTTTTGCGATTTTTATGATGTCTTTATGGGCCGGTTGTTTGTTGTTTATTACATTATAACATCCGGCCACATTGTAATTATTCTCTCGACAAAATTTGGATAAATTAGAAACAATTTCGGTTCTACCATCTTTAAAGGTTATTTCAAAAGTTATACGTTCATGAATCCCGTCTTCAAATGCTTTCTTTACATTGAGTGAATTACTGAGCCATTGAAGGTTTGAAGGATGATTATTTAATTTATTACAATCAATATGATCGACCGTGTGATATCCCGTAGGATTTGGGTTTTCTATCAGTTGAATTGCAATAAGACGGTGTAATTTTTTAACTATTTTCTTTTCACCGGGGAGTTTCATATTGACCTGGACATATCCGGTCTTATGAGTATGTTGAGAAGTTTCTCTTACAAAATCTTCACATAAAATGATTTCGTCTTTATCTTTTTTCCATTTACTAAAGATTTTTACGGGAACATTAACATCGTCTTTTTTATAGACGATATAATAACCAGGCCAATCGTCTAGTTCAACAATATCAAGACCATCAAAATTAAGATCAGAGGGAGATTTCTTTTTGTCTCGGTATTCTGGTTCTTTTTCGATTTCCTCAAAAGAAACTAGTCCTTTATACTCACTAATCTGACCTTTACGGAGTTTATAGAGAGCCTGTTCTGGAATATTTTTCTTTTTAATAAAATCAAGAAAGCCAGTCACAATTTTCGTGGTCCCGTCTTTATAGGTAGCAAGAAATTGTTTTGTCTTGCCTTTTGGATCATTAATACTGATGGCATATTGATTAAATTGTTTTTTGGCCGCCCATTCTAGATTAGACGGATGGCAATTATATTTGTTTCCGTCTTTATGGATAATCATATCATAATTATTTGGATTTGGAATTAGATAAGATGCCACAAGATCATCTAGGTAGACCCTGACCTTTTTATTCATGGTCGCAATAAAAACATATACGCGGGGTCTTTCGTCGGCGGTTTTTAGAGGTTTTGAATATGTTTCGTCAATAACAGCCGGTGTTTTACCAGTTTTTCTCCATTTACTATGTACGGTTACTAAAACAGAAGGATCTTCTGGATCGTAGGAGAAATAGTAGCCAGCGTGTTCTTTAATTTTTATTTTTTGCATGTGATGTCTTTCAGAGGACCCGTGAATTGTAGCACAGGTCCTCTGATTTGTCAAGGGTTTCTTATAGCACGGAATCATCTCCTTAGAAATCTTGGTCGCTTTTTAGGTCACAAAATTCTTGTTTTTTCATGGCCTACCCTAACCCGAGGATCGACTATTATGCTAATTCCAAGATCTTTGGCATCTCGACAGAATTTAACATCTTCTCCCATAAGGTCCTGTATTCCATTGTCAAATTTAACCAAGGTAGGAGCCCACCAAGGATATTCCATATTTTCAAAAACGCCCTTGGCAATCATAAGCCAACCACCACCAACATAATCGACTGAAAAGGGTTTGGTCCTTTTACTGATACTTTCAGAAGTCTCGTGATTCATAACGCCACCGTTTTTTACGAAATCATCAGCATCTAACCAATGAGCGCAAGAAGTGGTTCGTCCGTCTTCGGTCAAATAATGGCCGCTAACGACTGGATTCACATATTTCGACAAACGCCGAACGCGCTCCTTCCGCACATTAAAGTCTGACTTATGCATGGATTCCAGTTCCTCATCAGAAATATCCCATAAAGGATACTCTTCCTTATCAAATTCTTTCTCATAAGGTTCATCTTTTACGGCCAGATCACATAATTGCCAGAATTTTTCGGTACTAAAAACAATATCATTATCGATCCATAATTGCCAATCATAATCTAGTTTGCCTTGCCAAGGATCCTGCCATGGTCCTTGAGTAACGTTTGCCCCAAGAACCTTACAACGAGCAAAATTTACCATGGAAGAATAATCCTGGGAAATTTGAATACTCATTCCATTTTGTACCATGTCAAAACATAATTGTACAAAGTTCTTTAAGAACGTATAAGAACAACTTCTACCGGGTAAACAAAAAACGATTTTTTTACCACGCATTTTATCTTTTACTTTCTGATAATAGGCCCCAAGTTTTTGTTTGGCCTCTTCTACTTCTTCTTTATTCTGAGAACTCTGAATAATCGTCTCCAGGGTCCTAAAGTCTTCTTCTTTATTTGATTTTGCTTTTACTGTAAAGCCTCGTGCCATAATAGATATACTCCATTAATTAATTGTTTGATGTCGCTTCATTTTTATGAGCCGTGTATTTATGCGGGGTTTTGGGCGGGCGGAAATTTTTTGGGAAAAGGGAAACAAAAAGTGATTTTTGTTTTGACCTTTTTATGCGATTTTTACCCGGCGAGATTTTTTTTATAAAAGGTAAATTGGTTGGGGTTTTTGGTGGAAAATGAGGGTTTTATTGAAAAGTGGGATAATGGGTGGGGAATTGGGTTTTTATTTTAAAAGGCTTTGAATTTTTATGGTTATGGGGGGTTTTATGGAATAGGCCCAGGCCCCGATCATAACACGGCGGCGGCCCACTGTCAAGTGTCTGTTACACTTTGAAATAATATACTAAATCACTTAAATAGACTGCTGTTATCTATACTTTAAGGGGAGGGCACAGTCCCTCCCCAGTGTAACTAATCAATACGAAAAGTCATGACGCAATCTGTAACGTCGCATGGAAGACAACCATAAGGTACTCCATCATGAAACGACATGAAATACGATTCATCGCTACAATCAATACCGATAAGATTGCGGCCCTGCTTACGCATTCCGCCAATCTCACCTTGCGCGAATGCCGTAAGTTGAGCTGATTCTTTAGAACTAAGAGCAGAATAGTCGTGGTTGATCAACCCCGACAGCCAATGTGTAGGGATTTGATACTGGATAGATTCGGTGCGCATTGTTCTAAAAAAGTGAAAGGATGTGGCCCGGTTTAATGTCTCGGGCCACGACAGTTAGTTACATTAACAGTAAGCCCGTCCAACTATAACGGACTGATGAGAATCAATGATTTTGACTAACAGTGAACTGAACACGGTTTGGCATAGTTGACCCTGCCAACCTTTGGCAAGTAAATCACCCTCACACCTGATAAATTCGGCCAGAGCATAATACTGACTCCGATACTTGAAGAACATCGCCCGATCAAATTCCTCCTGCTCCATCCAATCAAATTCCTTGCGGAATTGATCGCGCTGGCTATACTCAACCTCCCAAGCATAGAATAGGTGGCGGGCGCGGTTATTAGTCTTGATTGTGAGTGCCATAGGATTGAATCCCTTTGGTTGACCCTTATAGATTAACCGCACATCCCTGGTAGGTCAAGCTCCAAACGGTATCAACCGCTACTGTTTTCAGGATTCGTCTCATAAGATCCGCTGATCAATCGGATTCGCCGTTTGGTATCACCCGATACAGTAACTTGGCCCGATCCATCCTAGTATTGTTTCAACAAAAGAAAAAGAGCGGAGGGCCGCAATAATATAAAACTAGAAACTTATCCTGCAATTTAATAATAATATAAAAAACAAAAAAGAGAGAGCATATAGCTCTCCCTGTATAATTTTTACAATCAATCCTCCCACTTAATGCCGCGAATTGCGAGAAACTCGATCAACTTTTTGGCCATTTCTCCACAATGAGGGCAGCGAATTTCACGCCGAACAATAGAACGATCCCGATACTTACCAGAGTTATTAGAATAATTGTTCAGCTTAAGACGATAAACAGCGGCCAAACATTTGAGCATTTCTTCAAACTTAAGATCAGTTCTTGCATACTTTCGATACACAGAACAGAAATGCCCAAAATCATTCAATTGACGGCAAAAGTCTAGTTTGGATACAATCCAACGCGCCTCTTCTGCATTATTTGTAACTTGTGTAAGTGCAACCTCAAATGCTGCATTAACACTCTCATAAAAAGAGAGTTTGTACTCAATTTTATTGAGTTGTTGAGTTACCCTTTGTTCCCTCACTTTTTCCACTTCAGTAGAAAAATTAACCTTTTCCTCGGTTATATTTTTTTGATTCTGCAGCAGCTCAATCAGAGCGGCCAGTTGATCGGGAGAAAGATTAGAAAAATCGAGAGACATGGGAGAGATCCATGACGACCTCCATAGAATACACGGATCACCCGGACAGGTCAAGCATTTAACGATAAGACAATTTTATGTGACAAATAAGCAGGACTGATGAGAAAAACCTTGACACTATGAGGCACTGCTGCTATACTATAAACAACAAAAGAAAAAGAGCGGAGGGCCGCAATAATATAAAACGGGAAACTTATCCTGCACTTTTATAATAATATAAAGAACAATAAAAACCCTGGGTTTATTATACCCAGGGCCATGAGTTACTAACGCAAATGCGAGTAACCTTTCACCTCATAAGCATAAGCAGGAGAAGGATAATCCCTGAGCAATTTTTTATACTTGTTGACGCTGATTTCTTCACGCTCTGCAAAATAAGCATCCTTTCTCCAGATACCAGGCACAGCATCTGAACCGTAGTATCCTTCATCCCATACAGCGAGCATCTCCCCTTCGGGATCAATCAAGGCATAAAGTCGTTGTGGGTTGCCGTTAACGTCGTTTTTGGCGCAAAGGTGGCGAATGGTGGCCATCGGATCGGTTCCGGTTGACTTCTCGACAATCCTACAGCATCCAGAGCCATCCTGCGAGAATTAAACGATCAGAGGTGCTTATGAGACCCATAAGTAACAATTATCTCTAAACACTTGACAACTGTTAAGGATACTGATATTCTATAAAAAACGAAAAGCGAGAGGCGAGATCCTTTAAGACAAAAAATACGAAACTTTTCCTGCAAATATAATAAACTATAAAAATACTAAAAAAAATAACCTAGAGTATAAAATCTCTAGGTTATTTGCTTGTTTTTAATAATCTATTCCATAATCCTCAACTATAAAAACATTGTTTGAACTAAAATCAACGTGCAAAGTAGCAGTTTGACCCTCAACACCATTGGATAAGAAACTGTCCGATGCTTCCCTTATAGAATCAAAAAGATGTTTATAACCATAATTCCTCAAACTCCAAGAAAATCTCTTGTTAAATGATTGATGGCCCTTACAGATCCATCCAACAATTGAATCTACATCATATTGATCAATGTGCCACGCTTCATATTCTCCGTCAGTCCACTCATCTATTGCCTCAATGATACCTTCCTTGACTTCTTTTCTCAGTTGATCCATAATCCACTGATCTTGAAGATATGAATTACACTTTTCAATTTCACTAAAAAAATTATTATCTCCTGCTTCATTCAATGCAGCAGTAAGTAAAGACTGAATATCACTGCTGACATCATCAATTGAAGCGGCACGATAACCGCGAGAATTATATGCACACGCAACTCTTCCGGCAATATATCCACCTAACGCCATCAACTCATCA